CTGCGCCGCGCGGAGCGCCGCCTCGCCCGCCAGGGCCTTCCCGGTTGTCCGGTCGATGTATTGTCCGCCCGTCATGAAGGCCGCGGCGATCCCCAGGGTGGCCGTTTCGATCTGCGCGAGGTAGATCAGGGCGTCCTTTGCGACTTTCACTACGGAGGCGGCGGCAGCCGCCAGGGAGACGTAACGGGCGATGAGGCTGCCAACCCCGGCTTCCCCTTTTTTGGACTCCGCATTCAACGAGGCCGTATCGCCCTGGGCATCCTTCATCCGCCGTTTAATCTGGCCGAACGCGGCATCGGTTTTATTTAGGGCCTCGATGATCAGTTGGATTCGTTGGTCAGCCATGCTTCGTGTCCGCTTCTTTTTCTACCCGGATGTGCTTGCTGCATGCACCGCAGTCAATGTTCCTTTTCGCCGCCCGACAGGCTTTGCAGAACTCTTCGAGCTGCCGCTTCTGCTTTTCCTCTTCGGACTCCCCAACCAGCAAGTGGATCACGGCTTCCCGGAAGAGGGTTTCCCGTTGCCGCCAATCGATCCAGGGTCGGCACTCTCCATAGGAGAATCCCCACAGGATTTCATCGCGGCGGGTGATATCTCCTCCGGCGAGGATGACGGCCAGGGCCTCGATTCCGTCTTCGACATCGACGCTTTGATCGCTTCCGCTGCCACGCCCACTCTGTCTAAAAGCGATGGGAGCGGGTTGCAGCCGAAAAAATCGTCCACCACCTCGAAGATCTGTTCGGGGGTGATCGTAAATTCAATCTCGTCGGCCAGGGCGCCAAGCTCCTTGTCGCGTGGAGAGATCCCCTCGGGGTTTAGGATGACGGCCAGGGCGTCGGGTAGGTGCGCGCCCAGGACATCGATCAGACAAGGGACATTGGCATCAGCCGGGATCTCCACTTCCTTCAGCACCGCCAAAAGCTGCCGTAGCTGGCCCAGGACGAGCGGCTTTTGGATGTAGGTTTTGCCGCCGATGTCATATTTTTTTTCGATCATATTTCCCCTCACAAAAACAAAGCATTGCGCGCCTCGTCCCGCATGGATATATTTTAGCCATGCAAGCGCGTCATTAGAATGTCGCAATCGGGCTCAAGAGCACCATCCGGAGGGCCGAGGCGTCGGCATCGTCGTTGTAGTAGCTCTCGAAGGGCAGCTCCACCAACAGGCCGGTCGGCCCGGAGATGACCGGAGACTGAGGCTTGAAGATGGCCTCATCGAAGTAGAAGCTCAGCTTCTCGTTGCCGGCCGAGGCACCCGTCCCCGCACCCTTCGTGAAGTGCAGTTCGATGGTGGTCTCCGTGTGGGCGATGGCCAGGGCATAGAGAACGTCGTCCTCAAAGAGGATCTTGGCCGTCCCGGTCACCTTCGCCCGCCCCTCGGGGAGGCTGTAGCGCTGGCCCGTGCCATCAATGACGTAGTTGTTGCCGTCCAGGGCGTTGTCCAGGGTGAAATCGATCTCGGTGACTGTCCCCAGGGGAGACCCGCCGCGCTGGATAGACCCAGAAAAGCCGTCAAACGGCGTATGGCCGTTGTCGGTCGCCGTGGCATCGAAGGTAGCCGCGCCGATGGTCTCCTTCGCCCCCATGATGGAGACGGAGCAGTCGATCATCCCTTCAGGTTTGGCCGCCAGCCGGAAGCTGTTCACCCGGCAGCCGTTGTAGAGAAAGTACTTATCGATGGCCAAGTCCGTGAACTGCTTCTCGATGCACATCCCGACCGGCAGCGTGCCGATCTTGTAGGTGTGCGTGTAGGGTGCCGGACCGCCCGCGACGCCGTAGCCGCCGAGAATGTGTTTGAAGAGCTTCCCGTACTGAGGAGAAAGCTCGAAGTTGATGTCGCCGGAGATGTCCACGTTTCCCCGGACCGGGGCCTGGGGATTGCGGTTCGAACGGATCGTGTTGGACGACACGAGGTTCCTGTTCAGCCGCAGAGATTCGGTCGTAAACGGCAGGACATGGGCGTCCGGCGCACCGGGGGTGCTTTTGAACGCCGTCTCGGTGTCGAAAATCAATACGGCATTAGCGCCTGATTGCTGAGACATGGGTTATTCCTCCTTTCCCTTCTTTCCTCGGCCGGATGCGATCTCCGGCTGGTTATCCTGGTATTCCTTCAACCTTCCCTTGCGGAGTAGGACTTCCGCTACATCGTCGGGGACCTCCTTCGGGACGCCGATCTTGAACTGCCCGGCAATGCCGCAGCCCATGATTCTCGGCCCTTCTTCGTAGTAGAGTGTTTTCATAATTCCTCCTTTTTACGGTGCCGGTGCAGGGACCGGCTCGGTTGCGATGACATTCGTTTTGAGACGATAATTGAGCCCATAGACCAAGAGCCCTCCCTCGGCCGCCACCAGGTCCTCCTTGACAGGCCAGAGCCACCCGTACGGGCTGATCTGGTGGCCGATGAGGTAGTTTCTGACCGCCTCGATGATCGTATAGGCTTCGGATGCACCGGCCTCCCTGCTTTTTAGGTTCCTGGAAACCAGAACGATGAGGAAGTCCATCTGGTGATCGGCCCGGTTTGTCCCGATGACCTTTTTCTCCTCAAAATCCGCGCCGTGGTAGATCACGTTCAGGGCAGGCAGGCGCTGGGGAGACTTGAGCAGATCCTCGATATCGCCTTGCCAGACGCCGACGCTGGCCACGGCAGTGATCTTCTGCAATTGCGTTATGATGTCGTCCTGAATCGTCTCGATCATCAGTAGTTGTCCAAAGTACCGACGCTGCCGTCGGACGTTTTACCCAGGGAAAATACCCGGTCGTCTTTCGTTCTTGTCGCCTGGGGAAGGCCATCGCTCGGCTCCGACGGCGCATCCGCTCCCAGGGAGATCAGGCCCTTTGCCACGTCCCTCAAGAATCGGATTGCGTTGTCGTACCGTTTCTGCCGTTCCTCCGGGACCTTCAGGACGGACCGCCTGGAGAAGAGGTTATAGATCGCCATGTCCACTGAAAACTTGCGGATGATGACCGGAACGGGAGAGAAGGGCATCGTGTATCTGCTCCCGCAGTAGGAATCGATCTCTGCATCGGCATCGGCAATGGCGCGGGCCAGGGCCGAGGTATCGACGGAACCGCTTCCGGCATCGTCTGTCAATTCCACCAATTCAGCCTGGCTGATCTGCTCTTCAAGATCTGACTGAATGCTGTAAGCCATTTCATTTCCCCGTTAGATCCTCCCTCCGGGAGCATGATGCTGTAGCAGCATCACACCCCCGGAGATCGGAGAAGGTTTAGGTCGCGTAGGTGTCCTTCCACATGTAACCCGCTGCCGACGCTACCTGGATGATGTCGGTCTCTTCAGCCACCTCGTAGACGTCCTGATGTTCAGCCGCTTCCCGCCAGTTCGTGGTTCTCCGGGGAGCGCCGTCCTCGTAGGCCGTCCGCGCCTGATAGCCCGCGGAGATCACCTTCAGTCCGGGGCTCTTCGGACGGTGGAAGAGGAAGCCCATACCCTTTCCGGCATTGACCTCCCAAACGTAGCGGGCCGTGAAATCGGTCCCGGCTTTGGTCTCTTTGGCCGTCGAGTAGATTGCCTCGCCGACGAGGATTTCTTCCAGGTCGCAGACCGCAGCCAGGAGTTCGGACGTCACGACGCCCCGCTGGGTGTACTTGATCTTGTCGATGATCGCGTCGCACTGCTTGAGGGCCTCGTAGGTCGCAAAATCGAGGATCAGGCAGTTCGGGGTGACTCCCGTGGCGTTCTGGATCGCCTTGCGGCCCTTGACGATGTCGGCGAGGAAGGTATTGGTGTTGCCCGAAGGGCTCCAGAGACCTTCCGCGTCTTCGCCACCGGCTCCATTGGCATCGACCCAGGTCCCGCCGGTGATCAAGGCGGCGATTCTCCTTTCCTTCGACAGGTCAATCTTGTCCGAGCAGAATTCAATGGCATCCTGATCCGGCTTCAGAGGAGGGGCCATCTTGGATTTGGCGAAACGCCGGTCTTCGTCGGTGACCTCTTTGGCGAAGGCATATTCCTTCGTGGCGATGGTCAGCCAGTCGATGGGATATCCGCCACGGGGAGCACGCGCTCCGGGACCACGGATGCCCGCTTCATCGCGGAACCAAGCTCCCTTCTGGTAAACGGCGATCTTTGCTTTCGGGTCAACGCCATCGAGGATGGGGAAGACCCTGTCGCCGATATAGGATTTGTTCCTGTAGGCCACGGAAACGTTCTGCAGCGGTCCCGTGACGAGTAATTCTTTCACATTGGGCTGAGGCATGATTTCATTCTCCTTTCATGTTTTTATGCTGGGCGGGTCACGTCCGCCCCACAGCCGTTTTTTAGTGAACAACCGTTCCGAGGCTGTAAATGGTGACCGCTTCGGTTCCGCTCCCGGCGTCGGTAATGACCGCCCTGAACCGCTTGGAGTTGTTCTGGGCGATGGTCATGGTGCCGGAAAGCGTTACGCCAGCGCCCGCTGTTATGGTAATCGTCTCTGCCGCGTCCGCCGTATTGCGGATGATGAACTCGAAGCTCGACGTAGCGATTGCGCCGGTGACTGCCGCGACGATCAGCGCCGCCGTGGGTGTTACATCGGACCGGTTGTCGCCAGCCGGATCCCGGAGGATCAGGCCGCCGACCAGTTCCGCCGCCGTGTAGGTTACCGCACCGGCCGTGGACTTGGTCGTCACGGTGGTGTAGCTGTGGACGGCGTCGCTGATGGCCGGGCACATGCCGAGAAGCAGGCAGCTTCCCAGGTCGTCTTCGGCCCCGCTGGCCTCCACCATGACAGCCCGGGCGTAGGCGAGGTTCCCGGCATTGTCCTGGGCCTTGCCCGCATCCGTAGCCGAGACGTATTCGGGACCGATGAAGGTACCGATGCCGATGGCGAGGTTGGCCTGCACCTTCGACTGGCCGACGACGCGGACGACTGCAGCCTCTCCGCTTGCCGGAGCGTTCTGCAGTATCCCAATGGCCACCTCGGAGGCACTGTCGGGACGGCGAACCTGGCCGCTCGAATTGAGGACCACGAATTTGTACTGATCGCTGGATAGGTCTTCCGCCGCCGGGAAGGTCAGATCCAAAATTTTATTTTCCGTAGACATGCTTTTTTCTCCTTTCTTCGCTCGGGGCGGTTACCCGCCGATTTCCTGTTGATATTCCCGCACCAAGTCGGGATTCTCCCTCTGCACTTCGGCAAAGGCCGATCCGTAGGGCAGATCCTTGTTGTCCTTCATTTTCGCTTGGATCAGGGCCTCGACCTTCGATCCCGCCTGGCCCTGACCGCCCGTATCCTTATCCCGCGTCGCCACCTCCTTGAATTCGACCACCTTCGGCAGCTCGGTCTCGAAGAGGGTCTTGAAGCGGTCATAGAGGGTGGCCTTGTCCTTCGTCTCGCCGAATTCGATAACATCCTCTCGTTCGGCAAAGGCGTGGAGCATCTCCGGGATGCCGAATTTAACCATTGCGGGCGTCATCTTCCCCTCTTTGACCATCGACTCGCACCAGGAAAAGATCTCTCGCCCACGGGCTTCCTGGCGCGTCTTCTTGGCCTGTTCCGCAAACTCCGCAGCCACCTTTTCCCGCTCTTTCCGGGCGGCCTCATCGGCAGCCTGCCGCTTGGCGGCTTCAATATCGGCTTCCGAGAAGGTTTTCCCGGCGGGAGGATCGGTCTGCGTCGTAGGCTCGACTCCGGCCACCAGTTCCTTCAACTTCTGGATAAACTCTTTGAAATTCATACTCTTTTCCTCCTTCTTCTCGTTGTAATTCGTGATTTGAGGCGTCTGTTCCAACGCATCCCGCTGAATCTCCCGTTTTTCCTTCTCCGCTGCGGCGGTGATCTCCTCGATCTGGTAAGCGCTGATCACCTGATCCGCCTTCTCCATGCCGTCCTTTTCGATCAGGTAATCGCGCACCTTACCGAAGAGGCGGGCAATGGACTCGTACGCCCAGACGGTCTGATAGTCGGAAAACTCAAACGTCATGGCGTTTGATTCCGCGAAAGCCACATCCGGAAGCCCCTTGATTGCCGGAGGCATGGCCCCCAGAAAGCCGATATGCCGTAGCGACCCGTCCGGGTAAAAGGCGGCGGATCGCTTTTTGAAAAGGCCACGCTTCACCATGTCTGCAAACGACGGTTCAACCTGTTTGAACTTGGCCAGGAGAAGATCTCCCTGTTTTTTCAACCCTTCAACCCATCCAAAAGCCGGGCCGTTTTCCTTCGGGTGTCCGATGACCACGGGGGGCTCATGCCGGGCCGCATTGAAGGTTGAAACTGCCTTGTCGATCAGGGCCGTTCCGTCATGGACGCGCCCCGCGCTGTCCGTCTGGCTTCCACCCTGAAAGACTGGAATCCAATCATCGAATCCTTTGAATTTGATCATATTTCACCTCGCTGATAAATATTGGTTGATGACGCTTCTGATCTCCGTCCAATCCTCGTTCTGAACCATCAGAAAGGGCCGGGGCGGGATCACCGATCCGGGGTGATTCACTGATTTTACCGGGTGTCTGGCGCCCGGCCAGAAGAGGGCTTTGGCCTTCTTTGGCTTGATGGTATGTGGCCCGGTCTTCCCACCCACCTGGTGGATGGCCGCATAGACGACGTTGGTGCCGATGGCGACACGGTCTTTTCCCGCCTGAACGGCGCCAGGACGTGCAAAAGAACGCCGGAGACGGCCGGTCAACGACAGCGTCTGGCCGCCTTCCCGCTTCGCCCGCGCCGACTCGCCCCATTTCGGGCGTCCGCCGGCAGCGAAGTTCCGCTCCACGGAAGTGCGCACGACCTCGCCGATCTCCCGCATAGCGGGTTTGAGATCCCGCATGCGGGCCGAAAGATCGGCCAGGGCCTTGTTGACTTCCGTGTTGTCGGCGGTAATGGTTATCTGCATATTTCCCTTGACTTTCCCGATTCCCCGGTTTACTTTCCTAACCGAAGGGCGTCTGCGGCGTAGGGGGGCTCACCCTGGCCTGAACAGTCGCAGGCAACCGGTTCGTGAGCCGAACCGGTCACCGCCCTCTCCCATAAAGCAAGATCCCCGCACGTTGCTTTTCCACATATCCGATATCCGGCAGCGCCTTCTTTCCCTTCTTTTCCTTCAAAGGCGTGAAGTTCGTCACTCCCTGGAAAACACCGTCCACCACTTCGTAAACCCCTAATCCGCCGATTCTTTCGCGGTCGGCCGTCTTCCAGAAGCCGATATATTTTTTTACCAGGCGAATCTGCCCGGTCTCGTTTTTTTGAGGCGTCAGCCAGACCTCGTAGGGCATCAGGAGCATCTCTTCCATGAGAGGAATCGATGGACCGTGGCCGAGTTTATAGAACTTCCAACTTTCTGACCCGGCCGTCTTGTTTTCCATAAACGCCCGAAGCGAGAGGATGGCCGGTTCGTCCAGAACATCCTTGACCACCTTCTCTTCGCCAAAACGCTTCATAAATTCGGCCTTATAGAAGGCGTCTCCCTTGCCTGCCGGCAGCATGGCCGTTTCGTCCAAATCGGCAATGTCGCCGGGCTTGACGTTTGTCAGGGCCTTGCGCCGGTAGTCTCCGGCGGTCTTCAATCCCGGCAGCGCCTTCCAGTTTCCCGGACGATCGGACGCATCCACGATGCCGCCCCAGACGGTCGCGCCGGGATTCGAGGCGAAGCCCGGATCGGGCATCAGCAACCGGGCAGGCATCTTATAGCCCGTCTTCGGGTCGATGGGCTCGATCAGCTTTCCCGTGGGGTCGTCCGTTTCCGCCGTGAGTTTGTCGCGCTCCATTTCGCGTTGAGAGAGCGTCACGACGCCGCACCGGCAACGGAAGCCGTTGGGCGGATACCAGGTTTTCCAGAAGGGATGATCGAAGGGGAAGACCTTTCCGTTCAAGGCCGCGTGCGTCGGGCGCGTCCGCGAATCGTTGACGGCGCTGTATTGCCAGAAAGGACGGACATCCGCCACTTCCATCATCTGCCGGTAGCGGCCCACGCTGTAGGCCGTCTGGATGTTCGTCCGGAAGATGTTGTCGATCCGCCAGGCGCGCTTTCCCGTCCAGCCTCGTTTTTCAAAGATCGCCGCGCAGTCCTTCTGAAAATCGTTCAGGGTCGTCCCCTTGTCGATGGCCTTTTGCATGGCCTGAAAAACCGTCGTCAATTCGTCTCCTTTGGCGATTCCGGAGACGGCAAAGGCCCGCGTTTTCGCCTCGTCGCCCAGCCTGTAAAACTGTCCGGGAGAAAGGGAAACCTTGTCCCGCCAGAACTGCTGGGCTTCCGCCATCGGCAGGGGCGTCAGGTCGATCATGCGATCTCCTTCACGCCGGCAAAGCGTCCGAAAAGATCGGCGCTCAGAACGGCGTTTTCCATCGTCCGGGCCAAATCATCCATGTTCATGGCCGGATAGAGTTCCAGGACATTCTGCATGGCCTCTTCATAGCTGCCGGCCTTTTGCACGGCGGCCACAATCGCCTGCTCATTCGTCGTCAATGCCGTTTCCGCCTGCGAAATCGCCGCGCTTGCCAAACCCTCCACCGCCTGCTGGGCAGGGGTAAAGATTGATCCTTCAGCAAATTCCGGAGGCTTGCCCGCCACCGCCGCCGCTTTCGGCGGCGGTTTAACGAGATCCTCTCCTTCCCCTGGAGCAGGTATCCCGTAGGTTTCATAGAAATAGGCCGTCGATACGGGGAGACCGATATCCACAACCAACGTCTTGTCAATCTCGCTCTGTTCTTTGAGATCCGGCTTGGCCGCCGCATAGGTCATGATCTTCGGATATGAGGCAACGCCCGGAAAGTTGTAATCGACAATCCACTTGATCAAGGTTTCGTTCAGGCAGGCGTCGAGCAGATCCGCGTCGGCCTCGATGATTTCCTGGCGGACATCTCCCTGGGTTTTTTCGTTTCCGAGTTTTCCCGGTGTTCCTTCCGTGGACGCCGTCTGCCCCAAAACGGCTTTGGAGATCTGGCGATCCATGTACTCGCAAAGCTGTTCATGGGTGACAGTTCCCGCCCTGGAAGCCTCCAGGAACTCGATGTCCATCGAATCCGGGATCTTGATGCCGGTATCGGACTGAATGGCTTCAATGGCGTCCATCAGCTTCTGCTGTTGTTCCGGCGTCGTCCCCGACGGATACTTGCCCTTCACCGTGGGCATGCCGAATTTTTCCAGGAAAACCAGCCAGAACTTGACGCCGTTTTTCTTGAACCATACCGGCCACCATAGCCTTTGTCCCAAGCCCCGGCCGTAGGGGTTGTCCGAATCTCCATAGGTGAAGATGATAAATTTTCGCTCCGGAACCGGTTCGCCTTCGATCATGTCCGATGGCGTGATAAGGCGCAGTTCCCGATCCATCGTAAAGGAGAAGCGTCGGGGATGCTTGGCGATCAATTTCTTGATCTTTAAGCCGTCCTTCGTCGCATTCCAGATGACCTCGATGGAATAGAACCCATAAAGAACCGCTTTCAGGATCTCCTGGCGGGCCTGATCGAAGTTGCAGTTCTCCAAAACATCAGAAACGTAATCGGCGACAATCTCCTCCTGGGTGGTCGATGCCGGACGTCCGAGTTTACGGGCAGATTTAGCCGGAATGATCTCCCATTCCTTGCCGACCACAGCAAGGTTTCGTTGCTGCAGGACAGACCCGGCATGGGAGTCTCGATCCACCTCGTCGTATAACTTGAGCCCTTTGCCGGCAGCCTCACTTCTCAGGACGGGATCCGGATTTTCAAGACGCTTGATCCACCCGTAGAATATGTCGATATCCTTCGCTATGGTGGCGACTTCGTCAGTGATCTGCGGCTTTTTTACGATATCTTCTGCCATGATTTATCTCCCCATGAAGGAACTCATGGATTCCCCGGCGGTCACGCGTTTGACCCCGGTCGATTCGAATTCAATTTCTCCTCCCCAATCGGCGTGAACGGCAAACCAGGACATCGCTCCGGCCACCCCTTCATCGCCGTGACGCTTCTTATCGTCCTTCCCTTTGATGCGGATGTCCGGGAGTTTTGCGACGCCACGAATAACCTTGAATGCCCGATGGTCCTCGATGACATCAGCGTCTTTCCCAAGAAGAATGGTCTTGTCTTCAAAAGCGGCCTTGTACTTCGGCATGTTTTCCCGATACCATTGCTCGGTCAGCATGACCTGGGCGATCCGGGACGATCCGTAACGCTGCATCGCCCGCTCTGCCAGGTATTGGCCATTTCCGCGAGCGTCGAGGGCTCCATAGCGGAAGCGGTTAAGGCGGTCGCAGATGTAGTAAAAAATCTGTTCCTGCTGCTGAAACGGTATATTCCGCAATTCCAAATGGAATATGGCCTTCCAGTTGGCGTTCTGCTGTTCGAGCAAAGGGATGAAGACCGACAGGTCGCCGCTCCTCCCGAAGTCCTCACCGACCACGGAATTCCTCTCCGGATCAACAATCGCCAACAATGGCCTCAGAACTTCGTCACACCAGTCTTTGACCTCGGCATAACGGATATGGTCAGGCAGTTCGGCGAACGACGTCGGCTGCTCATACCGTATGACGGGGATCTCATCGGAGAGGCAGGTCTCGATCAGCGCACGGGTCAGGAAGGTTCCGCTGCCCTGGCTGGGAATGCAGAAGAGTTCCTCGTCCGCGTCATCACCGTAGGAGTCAATCATTCCCTGCCGCCACACGGCTTCGGTCTCCGCCGTCCATGCCTTGCCCAACACTTCGCAGATACGGCGATACAGGCCGTCGGCAAGCGCATCATCCAGCGTTACACGGTGAAGTTTATAAGGTTTTTTCCCGGCACGAATATCCTGAACAACAGCGTTGAATTCGTTTTGATCTCCAAAATGTGTTGAGATGACCCGGACCTGGCCGCCCCACATCAGGAGGGCCAGCGCCGCCTTGAGCAGCCCGGCCAGATCGTCATGGAATGCCGCTTCATCGATGACCACACGCCCTTGCTTGCCGCGCAGATTCGTCGGGCGGCTGGAAAGCGCCGTGATCCTCCAGCCCGATTCGAGGGTGATCTTGTAGGCCAGGATCTTCTTCTCCTGGACGACGCCAGCCACCTCTTCCTCATCGATCTCCTCGTATTCCTCCATCGTCGACGCAGCCAGGTTGTAGGCCCTTGCCCAATTGGCGCAGTCGTTGATGAATTCCAGGGCCATGTCCTTCGTGTAGCCGATGTACCAGACGTTCCGTTTCTCGCCGCTTCCGGCTTCCGAGGCATAGAGGGTATCATCAGCCGCCTCGGCCCAAGAAATACCGACACGGCGCGATTTTTCGATGAATTTGACCGGAGATTGATCGGCGACCCAGCGGGTCTGATAGGGCAACAAAATGCCCGTGGCGGGTCTCGCCTGATCAAAATCGTTCTGGAGGTTTACTTCGGTCATACAATCCCCAAAATCTTCTTCCGGATCTCTTCGGCGGTCTTTTCCGACATGCCGCTCTTTTTGACGGCCCTGACGACCTCTTCCGCCGCGTCTTTTGCTTTGCCTTTGGCCTCGGACATCCATTTCTTCTGCTGGACGGAGGCGTTGTTCAGCTTGGCGATCGCCACGGTCAGCTTGTTGAAATCCACGTCCTCCGGGTCCAGGTCCTCCATTTTGACGAGCACCTGAAACGCCTTCTCCTGCACGAGCCGGATGAGCGCATCGCCGGTCGCGCCGGCATCGTCCCCGGCGGCCTCGGCAATGGCCCGGGCCTGCTCGGTGGCGATCCG